GATGTATATGAGCAGAGACTGACGTTCGGATTAAATCAAAACCCAAAGGTTTGGACGCTTAGCTTTGTAAATTTGACAGAGAATGACTCAGACACCATTGAGAATTTTTTGGATGCACGCGCCAGCGACAACGCATCCTTTGACTGGCAGCCGCCTAACGAAAGCACGACCTACAAGTGGGTTTGCGAGGACTGGTCCAAGTCGATTCCCTTTCCCAACCGAGCTACGATACAGGCAACATTCCGCCAAGTTTTTGAACCGTAATGGCTATCACCACTAGAGCTGCGAAGGGTAGTCCGCTCACCCACACTGAGGTTGACACCAACTTTACGGATCTTCGCGACAACAAAGCTGGCTATGTGACCGGCGATGGCGGTGCGATTACGCAGTCAACGTCAAAAAGCACAGCCGTGACGCTGAGCACAAAGTGCGGTCAAATTACGATGTTCAACGATGCGCTGGCAGGTAACACCACAGTGTCGTTTACGTTGACCAACACCACGATTGCAGCGACTGATCTGCTTGTGCTCAATCATGTCAGCGGTGGTACGGCTGGCGCCTACCTTCTGAACGCGCAATGTGCTGCAGGTTCAGCCAGCATCAACGTCCGGAATGTTACTTCTGGCTCGCTGTCTGAAGCCATCAAAATTGGTTTTGCGCTTGTTAAAGCTGTCACTGCAGAAGCATGGCCTACGTCGTCACCGGCTACTGGAACGCTGGTTATGACGACCAGCAGTCCAGCGCCGACCTTACCAGTCAACTCCAAGGCATTGCGCCAACGGAGATCATTGAGCTGTTTCAGCTTGAGCTGAATGCTGATCAGCATGGTGTTAATCAGACGTATTACTTCGACGGTGCTCGCCAAAACGACGGTCAGGGCGTGACGTTCGGCGGGCAGCTTTACACCTCCATTCCGATGGAGGCTGATGGGTTTGCATATAACGGGCAGGGCAGTTTGCCGCGTCCAACACTGCGTGTCAGCAACCTGTTCAGCACGATTACGGCACTAATTGCAACGCTGCCAAACGGCTTAGAAGGCGCAAAGGTCACGCGTATCCGCACCTTGGCGAGGTACATCGACGATGTGAACTTTACGGGTGAGCCGTTTCTGCTGATTACTCAAGGCGGTGATCTGCTCACCACTGAGTCGGGTGATTTCTTTGAAGGTTTTGCATCTTCAGGCAACCCGCATGGAACGCCGGACAGCACAGCAATCTTCCCCAAGGAGATCTATTACGTCGATCGCAAGTCAGCGGAAAACCGCAACCTGATTGAATTTGAGCTGGCTTCAGCGTTTGATCTTGCTGGTGTGCGAGCACCAAAGCGTCAATGCATCAGCCGCTGTCAGTGGGTCTACAAGTCAGTTGAGTGTGGATATGACCCGACTGTTGGTCCTGGCAAAGTTGTTGACGGCGTCACGTTCACCCGTTTTAACGCCAATGACGAGGAAGTAACCAGCGATGCTGATGACGTATGCGGCAAGCGTCAAAGCAGCTGTGAGTGCAGATTTGGTGAAAACAACGAGCTACCGTTTGGTGGTTACCCCGGCATTGGAACGTTCTTCGCATGACCTGGCGCGACACAGCACTGCAAGACGCCAAGGATCGCGATCCATGGGAAGCGGTTGGCTTGGTGGTTGTGGTTAAAGGCCGCGAGAAGTATTGGGCGTGCCGAAATATGGCGCACAACTTGCAAGACATGTTCATCCTCAATCCCGAGGATTACGCCGCTGCAGACGATGCAGGTGAAATCGTCGGCATTGTCCATAGCCATCCGAAGAGCGCACCAATTGCAAGCGAAGCCGACAAGGTATCAGCTGAAAAGCATGGCCTGCCCTGGTACATCGTCAATCCAAAGACTGAGACTTGGGGCGAGTACACACCGTGCGGCTACAAAGCACCGTTGATTGGTCGCAAGTGGACCTGGGCAGTGAATGACTGCTGGACGCTTGCGCGTGATTGGTACGCAGAGCAGGGCATCAACCTGCGTGACTGGGACAGGCCAGCAACACCAGAGCAGTTTTTAGCCGCTCCAATGTTTGATGGAGCTTGGGCTGCTACTGGGTTTAGAGAGCTTGCAGAAGATGAGCCATTAGAACGTGGTGATCTGTTGTTGATGCAGATCAACGGCAACGGCCTGAATCATTGTGCGGTTTTTATTGGTGATGGCATGGTGCTGCATCACCTTTCGGAGAGGCTGTCCTCTAGAGATATGTATGGGGGCTGGCTACAATCCTGTACAGGTAGGCGGCTGCGTCATGTTGCGTAAGGTCAGGCTTTACGGGCAGCTAGCTGAGTTTGTTGGCCGCAAGGTGATTGAGGCTGATCTGTCATCTGCCGCTGAAGCAGTGCGGATGCTGATCGCTAATTTTCCGCAGCTTGATCGCCACATGGCGGATCAGCATTACAGGGTGCTAGTGGGTGATGGCGCGTTGACGCTGGATGACTTGCACAATCCTGTGGGCCAGGAAGAAATCAAGATTGTGCCGGTGATTGTTGGTGCGGGCGGAAATGCTGGATATATTCTTGCTGGCGTTGCTCTTATTGGCCTTTCATTTGTAACATTCGGCGGCGCGTTTTTGGGAGGAGCTGGTACCGGACTTAAGGCTACAGCTTTAGTAGGAGCCAAGGGAGTTGGCTTGTATGCCAGCGCCGGTTCTGCTGTTCTTGGATTGCTTGGTGCTGGCCTTACTTTGTATGGAGTTTCTGGACTTATTTCACCAACGCCTGCAATCAAGCAAGGCCCAGATACTGAACAAGATCCACGTAAGTCATTCTCATTTTCCGGCATCCAAAACACCTCGCGTGGTGGAACGCCAGTTCCAATCGTCTACGGCAAAACTTTGACCGGCAGTGTTGTCATCTCTGCTGGCGTTGACACTGAGCAGGTGCAAGCATGACCACGATTATTGGTTCAGGTGGTAGTGGCGGCAAAGGCGGTGGCGGCAGTAGCCGTTCACCCAAAACAACGCCTGACAGTCTTGATTCTCGTCAATATGCAATCGTCCTTGACCTTATCTCTGAAGGCGAGATCGAAGGTTTAGTTGACGGTAACAAGTCAATTTTTCTGAACGAAACTCAGCTGCAGGCTGATAATGATGAATTCAACTTTGAAGACGTTACTGTCTACACCCGTAACGGAACCCAGGCGCAAAACTACGTTCCAATCCTGTCTGGAACGGAAAACGAGCGTGCAATCAATCGTCCTGTGCGTTTTGAGCAGGATGTCATTGAAACAGTAACTGACGCGCAGGTTGATGCGGTACGAGTCACAATCAGTTTAAATCAGCTGCAGAAGCTCGATACGGAGAATGGTGACACACTTGGCACCAGCATCAAAACGAAAATGTTCCTTGAGTATTTCAACGGAACAGATGGAATCACGCAGTCGTATGGTGATCCTGTTATTAACGATAAGATCAGCGGTCGTTCAGAAGACAGGTATCAAAAGGACTATCTGCTCACATTAAATCGACCTAATGCAGGCGATAGCGTCCGCGTCAAAGTAATTAGGACCCATAAAGACAACCGTGATGCGAGCAACGAACCAGAGAACAACATTCTTCTGAACAATGAGTTTTCTTGGTCCAGTATGACCGAGATTAAATATGCAAAGCTCCGTTATCCAAACAGTGCGCTAGTTGCACTGCGCGTTGAGGCCGAGCAGTTCAGTAGCATCCCAACGCGAAAGTATTTTGTCAAAGGCATAAAAGTCAAGATTCCTGCAGGCGTCACTGTTGACTCCGACACCGGGCGAATCATCTACCCAGAAAATTTTGTTTGGAACGGTACGTTCGCCGCTGCAACTTGGACGGCTTGTCCTGCCTTTATTCTTTATGACCTGTTGACCAATACTCGCTATGGGTTTGGCAACTTTATTGATACCGCGCAACTTGATAAGTACGCGTTTTTTGCAGCGTCAAAATACTCTAATGCACTCGTCGATGATGGTTTCGGCGGTCAAGAGGCACGGTTTAGTTGTAACACAACGATTCAAACAGCAGAGGAATCGTTCAAGCTGATCAATGATCTGCTGTCTGTCATGCGTTGCCAAGGCTATTGGGCAGCAGGCAGCCTGACGATTGACCAGGACGCACCAAAAGATGCTGCTTATCTGTTTACCAATGCCAACGTTACAGAAGACGGTTTTAACTACAGCGGCAGCAGCCTGAAGACTCGCCCGACTGTTGTTGTCGTCAGCTATCTAGACATTGATCTGCAGGAAACCGCCTATGAGGTTGTTGAGGACCACGACGGTATCGCCAAATATGGCGTGGTGCGTAAGGAATTCAACGCCTTTGCCTGCACCAGTCGCGGTCAAGCCGCACGCATCGGTAAGTGGATTCTGTATTCCGAAAAGTACGAAAAGGAAGTCGTCAGCTTTACCAGTAGCCTTGATGCAGGGCAAACCGTAAGGCCCGGAATGATCATCCAGATTGCAGACCCTGTGATCTCCGGTGCTCGGAAGGGTGGACGAATCAAATCTGCCACGAGCAACACGATTACTGTTGACGACACGGCTAACACAGATCTGACTTTTGCTGATGGTTCATTCCTTTATGTGATCTTGCCTGATGGGACGGTCGATGGTGAGGTTGCAGACGAGAAGCTGCGCGTCATTGACATCACCAACGGCGTGATCACTGTTGACCGTGATTTCTACGCAGTACCTAACGCCAACAGCATTTGGGTGTTAGAGACGCTTGGCACGGGTGCAACAGACATCCAGCCGACAACGTGGCGGGTGTTGTCGATTGAAGAGCAAGAAGGACTGCTCTACACAATCAGTGCTGTTGCCTATAACGCCAGCAAGTATGCGTTTGTTGAGGATGGCGAGGCGCTGCAAACTCGCGATACAACCAACCTGAACATCATTCCTGAACCGCCAGAAGATGTTGAGGTGTTAGCCACCATCCCGCCTGGTGGAACTGTGCCAACCAAAGAGGTGCAGTTTGTCTTCAACGGCAAAGTAGCTATCAAGATCACATGGCACTGGCGCGTTCCGAGCGGTCAAACAACTAAGAAGTTCCGCGTTCGTTATCGCCACGAGGATGACAACTTCACTGAGGCGATTGTCCAAGGCACAACGTTTGACATTCTTGACGCTAAAAAGGGCAATTATCAGATTCAAGTGAGCTGCATCAGCAGCAGCAACGTTCTGTTCAGTAAGCCTGCACTGGCGAACTACACAGTTCAGGGTCTTGGTGCTCCCCCAGGCAACATTCGTGATCTAAGCATTACGGCTACAACTGAAACACTGGCGATATTGTCGTGGAAAAAGGTTGATGAGTTGGATGTGCAACTTGGTGGTCGCATCGTCATTCGCCACGATCCACGGGCTTTAGCAATTGCAGAGTGGAACGCCAGCAACCGGATTGTCGATGGCGTGTCTGGTGCATCAACGCAAAAACAGGTGCCATTACTTGCTGGAACGTATTTTTTGAAAGCAGAGGATTTCCTGGGCAATCGCTCTGTTACTGAGACGGCTGTTGAGGTTGCATTGCCGCAACCTGATTCAAGGCATGTCGTCAAAACTTATGCAGAACACAACTTAAGCACGCCATTTAATGGGGCAAAAACAAACTGTAGTGTCGTTGATGGCAACCTTGATTTACCGCCAGATCCATATGTTGCTTTGGGTTATGCCGAAAATTTGTACTTTGAAGTTGATGGAGTAGCTGAATATCAGTTTCAAGACACCTTTGATTTTGGCAACACGTTTGATTTCATCATCCGTCGCAGTATTGTTAGCAGCCCGACCCAAGTCAATTATGAGAACTATGTAACGCCTGCTGGATACTGGGAGTTCGGTTATACAACAGGCACTGTTTTTGATGCTCGTTCTGGCCTCTTTGACGATGCCACAGGACTGTTTGATGGCATCCCGTCTGATGTGGTCAATGTTGTTACTTATGTCAGAACAGCAACGGCAGCATCACCATCTGAATCTGATTATTCGCCATGGTCTGAGTTTGTTGCTGCTGTTGTGCAAGGCCGCCACGTTCAAATCAAAGCAGAGCTTGAAACGACTGATGAGTTTATAAGCGTTTCAGTGGACCAGTTGGGCGCAACGCTTGAGCTGGCGCGGCGCACAGAGACTGGCTCTGGAACATCTGGCAATGCTGTGACTTTTGCCAACGCTTTTTATGAAACGCCAGAAGTCATTATCACGCCAACAGATCTCGGCGCGAATGGCTTTGTGACCTTAACCAAGAGCACAACAGGGTTTACAGCAACGTTGTCAGGTGCTTCAAGTACTGGATTCAGTTACACTGCAACTGGATTCGGTCGCGCCCTGTAATGGCTCCTCAGTCAGACCAAACGATTCAGAACGATACGTTCCCGCAAGTAAGGGCTGACATCAATGACAACCTAGCGGCACTGTATTCACTTAGTTCTGGCCCGTCAGAACCAGGAACCACAGTGCCGCACATGCTCTGGGTAGACACCAGTGGAGAGCATCCGGTGCTAAAGATTCGCGATGGCGATAACCAGAATTTTTTTCCTATTGGCGTTTTAGATCCGGCCAATTTCCAAGTAGGTGGCGTCACACCGATTGCAAACGGTGGAACAGGTCAAAGCACTGTTGCCGCTGCGATTGCAGCACTGCTGCCAAGTCAGACGGGTAACGCAGACAAGGCATTGGTGACTAATGGCACGGCGTTGCTGTGGAGCACAATTACGTCGTCTTCGTTCACCAAATACACGTTTGCCGCTGGTACGGGCGTCGGCTCAACTCGCACGCACCTTTGGACGAAGCCCAGCAGTGGATCAACTGCGGTTGTGTTGATCTGGGGCGGTGGTGGCGCTGGCGGTAAAGATGGCACTGAAGGTGGCGGTGGTGGAGCTGGATCTAATTGTGGATTTGGCCTGTTCCCGTTAGCAGACCTTGGTGCAACTGAAACGATCACGCTTGGTCAAGGTGGTCAAGGTAGAGGGTCTGGTGACAATGATGGCCGTGGTGCCAACGGAACTAATTCAACGTTTGGCAGCCATGTAACAAGCTACGGCGGCAGAGGTGGTGACGATGATGAAGGTGAAACCGCATTAGGCAGCACGCCGTTTAGCAGGGGCGCTCTCGACACTCCTCTCATTTCTAGTCAACCGGCGTTTGACCTTTTTTCTGGCGGAAACGGGGGTAAGCAGGGTAACACTGGAATATCAGGTCTGGGCGGTAATGCGGTATTTGGTGGCGCAGGTGGCGGCAATAGCGCTTCCGACAAAGCTGGCGGCACTAGCCTTATTGCTGGCAATGGAGGCGCAGGGAGAGACGCCGCTTCTACCGCTTTTGACGGTTCAATCCCTGGCG